CACGAGCGGAAGCGTCTGAAGGAGCTGTATGGGACGGCCGACCGGCCCCGCCCCGAAGCTCGCTGAGCAGCGCGTGCTGGAGGGCGGCTCGCCGCGCGCTGGCACGATCAGCCATCACGCGAAACCGGATGTGGTGGCGCTCGCGCCGCGCGTCGAGAAGTTCGACATACCGGAGCCGCCCGACGATCTCGACGACGACGGCAAGGATCTGTGGCGCACGGTCGTGCCGTGGCTTGTCGAGATGAACGCCGTGCAGTTGATCGACCTGCCCGCGATCAAGGCGATGTGCATCGCCTGGGAGCAGGCCGAGAAGAGCCGCCGCGTGATCGACACGCAGGGCTACTTCACGCTCGGCTCGATGGGCCAGATGATCGAGCACCCGGCGTTGAAGGCGTACAACTCTGCTTCGACGCTGTTCCTTCGCTACGCGCAAGAGTTCGGCCTGACGACCGTGGCGCGCACGCGCCTCGGCCTCCTCGACGTGCAGCGCAAGAGCATTCAGGCAGAGATGGACTGGACGCTCGGCCCGAGCACAAGGAGGACTGACGGATGAGCTTCAAGTCGATCGACGTGATCTGGGGCGCGATCGCCGTGTGCCTGTGGATCGCGCTCTTTCACGGCTGGGGCTGAGAGCTACTTGCTCAGCAGGCAGCAGTGAGATCGTGAGCAAGTAACGCGGTGCCTGCCGCGAAGCTAGAGCCGCTCTTGGGCATGGGCGAGAAGCCTGTGCTCGGGCCGCGCCGCGTGCTGATGAGCGCCGAGGGCGCTCGGTTTGCACATTTTTGCGCTTGCTTCATCCAGCAGACGAAGGGACGCTGGGCGAGGCAGCCGCTGTTCTTGGAGTCGTGGCAGCTTGCGCTCGTCTCGGAGATGCTGCGCAACAGGCTGACGCAGTTCAAGCCGATCCCTGTCGATGACCCGTACCCGGCGCTCAGGAAGTGGATGGGCGAGCCTGGCTTCGGCCAGATCAGGGGCGAGGGGGCCGGTCGCCGCCAGTATCGCGAGGCGTACATTCAGATGGCGAAGAAGCAGGGCAAGAGCACGCTCTCATCGAGCCTCGGCCTCTACTTCCTGCTCGCTGACGGCGAGGAAGGCGCTGAAGTTTACGCCGTCGCAGCGGCGGCCGACCAGGCCAAGATCGTGTTCCAGCAGTCGCGCGAGATGGCCGAGGCGAGTCCGCGCATCATGCATCACGTCAGGGTCTACAAGGACGCGATCTGGGTGCCTGCCACGAACAGCATCTACCGGGTGCTCGGCGGTGATGCCGACTACAACGAGGGCTACAACCCGCACGCGGTGATCATCGACGAGCTTCACGTTCACAAGGACAGGAAGCTCTACGACGCGATGACGAGCCACATCCATACAGGCGCGCGGCTCGACCCGTTCATCATCACGATCACGAACGCCGGGAACGACCCGGAGAGCATCTGCTACGAGGTCTACGAGATGGCGCGGCTCGTGATCGCCGGAGCGCCTGACGCCAGGGAGGACATGTTCGCGTTCGTGCCTGAGTTGGCCGAGAGCGAGCGGCAGAACCCGAAGGCGTGGAAGAAGGTGAACCCGTCGTCATGGACGCAGGTGGACGATCTGAAGGAGGCTAAGAAGAAGTTCCCGCTTTTCGTGTTCGAGCGCCGCCACCTGAACATGTGGACGGAGGCTGAAGAGGCATGGCTCGATCATCAGCAGTGGGCCGACTGCCGCGACGAGGAGGCCGTCATTCCCGACGAGGCTCCGATCTACGTGGGTGTCGATCTTGGTCTGAAACACGACACGGCCGCCGTCGATTGGGCTTACGCCGATCTCGACACGCAGGAGATCATGCTGCGAGCACACGTCTGGGGCCTCGTCAAAGACCGGGCGAAGTACGTGCCGCCGTGCCATACGGAGGTCTATGGCGATCGCCTTCCGTTGAAGCTCGTGAAGGAGTTCATCTTGCAGGAGCTTGCGCCGTTCTACGAGATCATGGAGATCGCCTACGACCCGTACCGGTTCGAGCAGATGGCGCAGGAGCTGAGCGACCTCGGCTTCATGATGGTCGAGTGGCCGCAGACAGACAGCCGGATGATCCCGGCGACAGAGACGATGTGGAACGCGATCGTCAGAGACTGCCGTCTCAGGCACAACGGCGATCCGGTGCTAAGGAAGCACTTCGCCGGGGCCGTCGCCGAGGAGACAGGCCGTGGCGTGCGGATCGTGAAGCGCAAGGCGACACGGCCGATCGACGCCTGCGTCGCCGGTCTGATGGCCGTGCATCGCTGCGATCTGAACGCGATCCAGGGCAGCCCGTCGTTCGAGATGCTGGCGTGAGCTGGGGCAGGGCGCAGCGGCGGTTCGACAGGGCCGTGCGCAAGCACGTCGTCGTGCACACGCGCGGCGGTCACACGATCGACGGCATCCTGGGCAGCGTTTACGCTGACGGGATCGTGGTGCGAGAGGCGATGTACGTGCGGCCAGGCGATCGGGACGTGCCGCTCGACGGGGCGCAGATCGTGCCGTGGGACTCGATCGAATGGGTGCAGGAGTTGCCGCATGCTCGCACTGAGATCGAATAGCCGTCACGAACCGGCGAAGTCGTGGCCGCTCGCCGGTCGGCCTGCGACGGCGATGGGCGGCTCAGCCGTCAGCCAGCCGGACTCGCTCAACATTCTCGGCGGCTACAGCACGTACGAGAAGATGTACCGGCAGCAGCTCTGGGTGTACGTCTGCGTCAACAAGCTGAGCAGGGCGTGCGCACGGCTGCCGCTCAAGACGTACACGAGAAGCGACGCCACGAACGAGCGCGAAGAAGACCGTACTGCGCCCGTGGCGAAGCTGCTCAGAAAGCCGTGGCCGCTGGCGCGCGCGTTCAAGTTCACGGAGTACGCGGTCGGCTGCCTCGGCATCTACGGCAACGCGACGTTCGTGAAGTTCAGGGGCGGCAACGGCCGCACGCCGGTCGAGTTGTGGCCGCTGCCGTGGCGGCAGGTCGAGGTCATTCTGGGCGACTCGAAGCCGATCGACGCGTATCGCTGGACGGGCCGCAACGGCATGAAGAAGATGTTCCTGCCGGAGGACATCGTGCACTTCGCCTGGTTCAACCCGAACGGCACGGAGCCGTGGGGTGTGTCGCCGCTGGAGCCGCTCGCGACGACGCTGGCGCTGGAGGACGCGGGCCAGCGCTACGCCGTCAGCAGCTTCGGCAACGCGGCCAGGCCCGCCTCGTTCATCTCGTCTGAGCGCAACCTGACGAAGCTTCAGCGCGAGGAGTTGCGCGCCGAGATCGAGGCGTCGTACGGCGGGCCTGAGAACGCGTTCAAGGTCGCGCTCTTGGACAACGGCCTCGACTGGAAGCCGATCGCGCATTCGGCACGCGAGCAGGAGCTGATCTCGAACAGGCAGATGACGCGCGAGGAGGTTTGCGCCGCGTACGACATCCCGCCGCCGATGGTCGGCATCCTCGATCACGCGACGTACTCGAACATCGACCAGCAGCACTGGATGCTCTACATGGACACACTCGGGCCGCTGCTGAAGATGATCGAGGACACGCTGATGGCGCAGTTGATCGACGTGGAGCCAGCGTGGGACGGCAACTTCGTCGAGTACGACCTCGACGCCGTGCTGCGCGGGAACATCGTGCAGCGCTCGCAGGCGTATCAGCGCTACATCACGGCCGGGGTGTACACGCCGAACGAGCTTCGCATGCTGGAGAACAAGCCTCCGGTCGAAGATCCGGCCGCCGACGCGATCTACGTGCCGCAGAACTTGAAGCCGGTCAGCCCGGAGATGCGCAAGATCGACGAGGAGCAGCAGGCGCATCAGGAGGAGCTTGCGCAACAGCGGTTCGATCAGCAGCAGGCGGCAGGAGGGCTATTCGGAGGAGGCCAGCAGTGACGCTCACGAACACGACGACATCAGCGATTCAGCTTCCAGGCTTCAGCATCCCGGCGAGCGGCTCGGCGGTGCTCGCCGACTCGCGCTACCTCAGCGACGAGGCGCTGCGCGACGAGGTGAACGATCTCGTCGCTGTCGGCACGCTCACAGTCACGAATCCGCCTGCTGGCTTCCCGGTCGCGACGGGGGAGGACACGGGCGACGTGACGGTGTTCGGCGCGCCGTTCGCCGTCAGAGGCGCGAGCGGCCTCGTGCTGCGGGTCGATGCGAACGGCAACGTCCACATCAAGACCGGCAAGACAGTCGTCGCGGATCTGCCGTAGGCCAGCATGGCTGCGGCTCGTTTCGACAGCACGGTCGAACAGGGCGTCGATTGGATGCGCTCGTTTCAGATCGTGGACAAGGAGACGCGCGTGCCGCGCGACATCAGCGGCTGGACGCCGCTGTGGGCCGTGCAGGGCAACATCGAGTTCGCGGCGACTGTTGACGGGCCGAACGGCATCGTGCACGTGCACGCCGACCATGACCTGACGGCCAGCCTCGCGCGCGGCCGCCTGTCGTACACGCTGACGCTGACGCAGCCCGACGACACGATCACCCGCTTCCTGCAAGGGGTGCTGAATGTCGTCGCTTAGCGCCGGGGTCGTAGACGACAGCGACATCGTTCTGCTCGACGCGTACGAGGACGACTACATCGCCGTCGTCAACGACGAGGACGAGGCCGTGCTGCTGATCGATCCGGGCGACGAGATCGTCGTGCTCGTGCCACCAGACGAGACGCTAGTCGAGCTAGAGACGGGCGGCGAGGGGCCGCCGGGGCCAGCGGGCGCGCAGGGGCCGCAAGGCGACGTAGGGCCGCCTGGGCCGATGGGGCCGCCTGGCGGCGCGTCGTTCACGTTTCAGCAGGACGTGCCTTCGGCGCTGTGGAGCGTCACGCACGACTTGAATCGCTTCCCGTCCGTGACTGTCGTGGACACTGGCGGCAGCGAGGTCTGGCCTGACGTGCACTATCTGGACGCGATGAGCGTCGATCTTGCGTTCGGCTCGCCGACGACCGGCCGGGCGTTCTTCAACTGAGAGAGGAGTGAGGCTGTGCCAACGCTAGGTGCTGCACTCGACTTCGCGAAGCTAGAGGGCCGCAACCTTCGCGCGCATCAGCTTGGCTCGGCCCCGGCGTCGCCTGTCACCGGACAGATGTACTACAACACGGCCGACAACACCCTCTACTGGTGGGACGGCTCGGCCTGGGTGAGCGCCAGAGGCGGCGCGTCGGCGACGCCCCCGGCGACGACGACATCGCTCGGCACGATCCAGCTTGCCGGGGATCTGGCGGGCACGGCCACGTCGCCGCAGATCGCGGCCGGTGTGATCACAGACGCCGAGGTCGCCTCTGCGAACAAGGACGGCACGGCGGGCACGCTGTCGCTGCGCACGCTCGGTGCCGGGGCGCAGCAGGCGATGCCTGGCAATCGCACGCTCGACGCGATCACCCCGCCTACGGCCTCGCTGGACATGAACGGCCAGAGGATCATCAACCTCCTCGACCCGATCGGCAGCAACGAGGCCGCGACCAAGAACTACGTAGACGCCACGGCGCAGGGCCTCGACGCGAAGCAGTCGGTGAAGGCCG